CGTGCTGAAACTCACCCCAGGCGTTGCCGGCTCCTCCTAGGTTCAGGCTTTCGCCCAAACCCAACTCCAATCCCACCTCTGGGATTGGATTCCCATGGCTGCTCCAACGAGCGATCCACCGGATGGTACGGAACCCTCTGCATAGGGTTCCCACCATTCAGGCAGATCGTCCGCACGAGTCGGCCGATCCGTGCCAGCTTTGAAGTACCATAGATGTAACAGGGTTTCGTCCCAGTTCACATCATGTGGGTTCCGCAGCTTCTTGCGTCTGCAAGTCGCTTTGACTTCAAAGCGCTGGTACCACGGCGACGTTAAGTCGCCGCGGTCCGCACTTCGTTGTGGACAACGATAGTTTGTGGCAGTCCCATCTGGGACGACCACAGCGAAGGGGCCATCGAAGCCCTCTTCGTAATCGCTATGGTCCACGCGGAGTAAGCGGTCCCAGATGGTCTGAGCAAGTCGCCTCTTTCGGGGTGACTTACACTGCGTGATCGAATATTTAAATATTTCAATCACGACGGATCGCGTCTCATAGTACGCGTAGTCAACCAAAGCCCTGTTCATCAGGCTGATGGCTGACGCAACGTACTGTTCTGACGTAGGGTCACCGCCTACCAGCGGCTCTTGGAAGCGCGAGTATCTGTATGGTGTAATGTCTACACCGTCCAGTGCCTCGATGCCACAAGATTCGCGGTAGAAACGGTGGGTGTCTGGTCTCCAATATGACTTGTCTTCGTTGACCGTCATACCGAGGCTTCGACTCAGTTGGGAAAAGGTCTCCGCTGCTTCTACGCGAATGATGGCGTCATCGCCATACACTACGTAGTCGTCGCGGTTTCCCCGCCTCCCTAGGGACTGCCGTATGGCCAGTTCGCATATGGACAGAATTATAATGTCCATAGTGACGAAGCACGTTGCTGATCCCATGGGTGCAAACTTGTTCAAGTGAACAAGTTGCCCGTCCGGCATCAGCGCGTCTGTCGAACGCGTTAGGAATAACGGTTCTAGGATGTACGTGTCTCCGAAGAGCTGGCTCACAAGCTCCGCCGTGATCGCATCACTCGCGTTGCTGAAATCGAAGGTGGCATAACTGCCATCCCTTGATCCCTGTAGCGCAAGCTTCCTCGAACGATCCTGATTCGAAAACCAGGAATTCATCCTCGGATGGTTCTCAACGTAGTCGTAGAGGGGTCTCTTGATTGCTTGCTGCAACCAGGATAGCCAGCACGGCTCAGCTGATATGATGCGATGTTTCAGCGCATTCTTGGGTCGGAAGATGATCTTATTGGTCCAGGTCGCCGTTCCCGGCTTCCCGACCATCAGTTCATCGACCGTGCAGTACCAATACTCACAAAGAGTACGTACTGTAGACTCATCATAAACCATATGGTGAGCCTTCTCAAGTTGAGGCACCCTCCCCTTCATATCTGCAACTGAGCCGGGCCCGAAACACGGGTCCGGCGGCTGCTCGCCAAGGCTAAACCCGGCAAGCCAGTCGGAGATAATCCCGGAGAGCAGTTCACACGTATCTGTCGGGTAGACCCTACCGGACAGACCTTGCTCGAAGGCCACGTAAGCGGCAATCTCGTCCGAGATGTCACTATTCGTGTCTAAGAGCAACCGTTCGTCAAAGGCGAGCCATTGCAGGCAAGCCCGCGGCGACGGGTAGAACTTCGCCATAGCTTCAAGGATCCACTTGTAATGGATCCCAGCGGCGACACTGCGTTTAAAACAGTGCCAGGGATAATCTCTGGGGTTCACTTGTATCGACAGCAAGTATCTTTGTTTCAGGTACTTGTAGTCCTCCGCATAGCTTCGCAAATCCACGGCTTTTATACCGTGAATAATGCGCCTATACGAGCACTCGCCGATACAGCTTAAGCCACAGAGGTCAGCTTCTAATCCGTAGCGCATAAGCGTTACGGTATGAAACTGACGTGAGTCGTGATCACTGGCTGGAAGACCAGCGACCGCAACGGCGATTCGGGAGATATATCCTATCTCCCTAACCAGTTGAAGCTGGTCTAGGAACATGTGGGCCTCCTATCCCCTACTCAACGAGTAGGATCGGTGTCACCACGGAACAGCTTAACGAGCATATTATCGCCCGTACTGCCGGTGTCGAAGAGCGCACTAAAGTGCCTCAGCAACGCCCACAGCAAAGCTGCGCCAGTAATGGCCTGATGGGTAGAAGATTCCACACAGGTCCAGATGCGGATGGGAACGTCAAGTTCCGCCCCGCTGACGGAGTTGGCAAGAGAGAGCACTTCCGTGTTCTCGGCGCTAATGCGCTTGCCAGCAGACGAAGGGAGCTTCGCGGATGTCGCGATGTCGGTAGTCCGATAGATATCGGCCACCTTATCGACGAAATACCGCAGTCGCTCCACCGGTTCGAGGGCCGTACCGCTCGTATTGAGCAAGTCCGTCCCCTTCGCGGTCTCGGCAGAAACCGAGAAGTCATGTGCGAAGTCCAGATCCGGAATCGCAACGGTTTTGGTAGCGGAGATGGTATCCACTTCGTGAGATGCCACTGTCCAGTTACCAACGGTGTAGTTGAGTTGACTCATACTACATCTCCTTTCTCCGAGCTTTAAACACTCGGTTGCGGTTTTACCCGCACAGTAGTGCTAGCCCATCAATTAAATTGATGAAGCTGGGGAGGCCGAGTCGGAAAGACTCGACTCCGATTTGGAGAGAGCGTTCGAGACGTCGTTCATAGTAAATATGTTGGACGCCTTGAACTACAGGATCGGATGCTTCAGCCCTCGCGGACTGGAGTATGGCCTGCACATCATAATAATGTGACTGGACCATCCGATCGACCGAAGCGAAAATGTCTCCGACATTCCCGATCCAGTCCACCACGAAGCTGAGCGGAATTGCATCCCAAACGTTAGCTAACGAAGGGTAGAAATCCCACTCGTACGCAACCCTAATGAGTTTCATTAGAGCGTTGTAGTCTCGTGGTGTTACAGCAATGTTCGTTCCAAACGTGAAAGTCGCATCGAAGAAGCCGTCGGAAGACGACACTGTCGTACGCGAACTACCGCGAATGAAACGCTCCGTTTTGGTTCGTATAGTCAGGAATTCTCGATCGATTGCTCGAAAGAGATCCGACACCCCAGACATGGAGAGACGATCCCCATACCGGTTCGCGAGCCAAAGCGACGCAAGATCCTTCCTCCCGCCGGGCGAGCGCGCAAAGTCCAGAAAGGACTGAGCCGTAACTCTTCCGAAGGAGTCCAGCTTCGAGAGTAATACGAGGAAATTTCCCTCGAATTTCTCTATCTGGTCGAACGATCTAGCGTGCAGGGAGGGTATAGCGTCAAGCTCCGCATTACGCATGGCATCGATAAGCCAATTGTGATGCTGTCGCAAGAGCGCTATAACCTGTTTCCGGTCCATGACATGGTCTGCTAAGGCCATCGGTACCCACCGATAGTCAGCATGTATACCAGTCATCGTCGTGGATACGACAAGGGGATTTTCCCAGTCATACCACGCGCCGGTCCCACTCGCCACGTCTGCAACCAGACTTTCCAAATCGGGATATTGTCCCGTATGGAGGAGTCGGTAACAGCCGCGGAGGTCGCCACTTTTGACGTACCAGTATGGAGTCTTCGAATCTTTTGGTTTTCGATTGACTGCCACGCTGGCGGCAAAAAAGGCTGCCTGAGTCTTGCAACGCGTAGTGCCCCGATAGATATACTCACTGTTATGAAAATAACAGCTGTAAATCTGTGCGGAGTACTTCTGGATATTATAGACGAAAACGCCTAACGTATCCGGTCGCAATGCAAGCCACCCATTAGCAGTACGCAGGAAGCCGGTCGAATAAGTCCGACCGACGTCCAACGGGGTTTTGGAAGACGGCACAAAGCCGCGATCCGCTACCCTTACGCTGTTGATGGGTACCTCGCCGACGAACTGTGAATTCCAAACTTCATTCCAGTTCAACGGCGAAAACGAGTGCCCTTGGTAGAGGAAACCCAGTTCGACTTGGTCACCGATGTTGCTGTCTATTAAGAAATAGCAGCGCTGAGGCCCGTGGGTCTCAACATTGGCGGCCGCACGTTCTGAGTCTCCAACAGTGCTGAACGTGATCACATCCTCACCTCCTCTCTGCGCGAGCTA